TTTGGCGGTAACTTAAACGCTTTACTTTTTGCTCTTAATACTGATATTGATGATGATGAATTAAAAGAACAAATTGCATCAACGATAGAAACGTTTGAACCAAGAGCAGAAGTTTTAAATATAGTTAGTAATTTAAAAGAAGATTCACACGAAATACAAGTAACTGTAACATTTAAAGTAATTAATACAAGTCAAGTTATTACTACAGATATAAATTTAACGAGGTTAAGATAAATGGCAACAATCATTAGATCAACTCAACTTGATTTTGACACTATAAAAGCAAGATTAAAAGACTATTTAAAACAACAATCAGAATTTTCTGATTATGATTTTGAGGCTTCAGGACTAAGTAACATTTTAGATGTGTTAGCATACAATACTCATTTTTCAGGACTAATATCAAACTTTGCTCTTAATGAATCTTTTATTAATACTGCACAACTTAGAAGCTCAGTTGTATCTTTGGCTGAAGGCTTAGGATATGTGCCTAAATCGTATACGTCATCACAAGCTGAATTAAGTTTGTCTGTGCAAATAACTGCTAGTGATAGGCCAACATCTATAACTCTTCCAAGAAATACGCAATTTACATCTGCTGTTGCAGGTATAACTTACACGTTTCAAACTCGAGAAAGTTTCACTGCTATAGATAGTGGAACCGGTTTTTATCAATTTATAAACAGTACAGATAATGATTCAATACCAGTATTTGAAGGTACTGAAAAAACTAAAACATTCTTTGTTGGAGATACTGGTGATTCTCAAATATATGTAATACCAGATATATCTATGGATCATTCAACAATGAGAATAAGAGTTTTCAATGCTGCTTCGTCTCCTTTATTTGATACATATACAAACATTAATAAAGCTGTAAGAATTACTGATGATAGCAAATTCTTCCAGGTTAAAGAAGCGCCAAATGGCTATTATGAAATTATATTTGGAAATGGAATAGCCACTGGTAAACGGCCAGTAGCTGGAAATAAGATTGTAATTGATTATTTATCTACATTTGGTACTGTTGCAATTGGTGCTACTACATTTACACCAACTACAACTTTTGCTGTTAATAGTGTAAATTATAATTTAGCTGTAGTAACAACAACTTCTTCTTCTGGTGGAGCCTATAAAGAAAATTTAGAATCAATAAGACAAAACGCTCCAATTTCGTTTATATCACAAAGAAGATTAGTTACAGCAGAAGATTATAAAGGTCAAATTCTTGCAAATTATGGTGCATATTTAGATGATGTTATTGCGTATAGTGGAGCAGACGCAATTCCACCTATATACGGTATAGTATACGTTTCATTAAAATTTAAAGATAATATAAACACAAATATACAACAAAATGTAAAAGATGAAATTAGACTTGAATTGAGTGCTAATATGGCAGTAATGTCAATATTTACAGAGTTTGTAGATCCTATTGAAACGTTATTAGATATTCAAACAACATTTAATTTAGATCCGGATTTGACTAATGCAACAGCTCAAGCTATTCAAAACATAGTTCAAACAACTATTAATAATTATTTTGCAGCAAATTTAGGTAAGTTTGATAAAGTATTTAGAAGATCAAATTTACTGACTATAATAGACGCTATTGATCCTGCTATATTAAACTCTAAGATGGACATCAAAATGAAACAAACATTTATTCCAGTACTTAATAGCTCACAGGCTTATACAATTAATTTTCCTGCTGCTATAGCAGAGCCTCAGCCTTTAATACCAGTAGTTTTGACATCGCAGTTTACTTTTAATTCTCAAACATGCTTTATTAAAAATCAAGGTAATAGTTTTAAATTACAAGTAGTATCTGTAGATGGAACTATTGAAGTTGATAACGTTGGATCTTATAATCCTGTAAATGGAACTATAGATATAGTTGGATTCAAACCTTCTTCAATTGAAGGAAATTTTATATCATTAACAGTTATTCCAGCTAATCAAAGTACTATAAAACCTTTAAGAAATTATGTTATAGATATAGGCACAGCACTTTCATCATCTAGAGCAATATTAGATTATCAAAACACATCGGTAAATATATAAATGTCAATAGATTATCAAAGCCAAAGAAGATTTAAAAATTTTAATGTTAGGAAAGTAAGAGAAGCTTTACCTGAATTTTATACTTCAGAGTTTCCAAAACTTGTTACTTTTCTAGAAAAATATTATGATTTTTTAGATTCTGCAGATGGCGCACACGCGTTTGGCGATGATACTCGTAGAATATTTGCAACAAAAGATATAAGAGAAACTCCTGCTGATAGACTAGATAATTATGTTACAGAAATAAGTGGTGGTTTGAAATCAGGAGATATTTTTAGTGATACAAGATATGCTTTAACTCGATTAGCAGAATTGACTAAACTAAAAGGCAGTCGATTTGTTATGGAAGAATTCTTTAGATTATTTTATCAACAAACAGCTAAAGTTGAATATGGAAAAGAGTCTATGTTTATTGTAGGAGATGCCTCTAGCCAAATTGGTGTAGAATCTTTAAAATATATACAAGATAATGCATTATATCAAACATTTGGATTACTTATAAAAACAGGAATATCTGTAAACAATTGGAGTGAGTTATATAAAAAATATGTACATCCTGCAGGTTTTTATTTTGCAGGACAAGTTGTGACTGACGCTGAAGCTATTAATCCAATGTTGGCACCATTATCCATTGCTGATAGTGCAGATCCAATAATTATTGGAGAAGCAGCTATGGCTTCTATAGGATCGTTTACACAGCTCACTACATTGATTGATTCGAATGGATTTGACGTAAGACAATCAGACTTGAATGAATTAGTTAAGGACTATAATAATATATCACTTGATGTAATGAATAAATCATATCACACTATAACTCAAATTATTACACCGAATTCGTTTACGTTTGATGATAGTGGAAGTAGAGGCACTTCAATAACTGCTACTCCAGACTTCTCACTAAATGTTGAAACTATGGATAATGATATATTCACAAGACAGATAACTGACTCGTCTTTCTAGTATAAATAACAATATTAATTAGGAAATAACATGACAAGACAAAATATTAATATAGGTTCATCGGCCAACGACGGTACAGGCGATACACTTAGATCTGCTGGTTCTAAAATAAATTCTAACTTTAATGAACTTTATTTACAGTTTGGCGGAGATAGTGATGTATTAAGTTCGCTAATTACAATAAAAGATTCTGCTGGAACAGGTGCTATTATATTTGAAGGTACTAGTGTCGATGATTTTGAAACTAAATTAATGGCATCAAATCCAACTACTGTTGATAAAACTATACAGTTACCTGATGCTACTGGAATAATTGTTTTACAAGACACAACTGATACTTTAATAAATAAAACACTAACATCTCCAATACTCACTTCACCACAAATTAATGATACAACTGGTGATCATCAATACGTTTTTGTTCCAGGCGAATTGTCTGCAAATAGAAATGTAACAATTCCAGTTTTATCTACCGATGATACTCTTGTTCTTGCTAATAATACACAAACCTTGAATAATAAAACAATCACATCACCTAAAATTGGTGGAGGAATTACTGATCAATCTGGTGCAGAAATAATTAAATTTACATCAGTATCAAATGCAGTAAATGAAATAGATGTATCAAATAATATAGCAGCAAACAACCCTATAATATCAGTTTCTGGTAATGACACTAATATTAATTTAAACCTTTCTGGTAAAGGAACAGGCGCAGTTGAAGTTACTAAGTTATGTTATACATCAACAGTAATGACTACATCTGGCTCAGCTCCAATCGGAACTTCATTAATAATAATTGCAAATAACAGTCCAACTGCAGTTGCTTTAGCAGACGGAACTTCAACTGGTGAATACAAAATTTTTATAAATGAGCAAGCAGGCATTGCTACAATCACTCCGGTTAATTTTAATCATGATTCAGCAGGAGGTACAACTGAAATTCTTCTAAATCAATACGACTCAGTTACGTTAACTTGGTCCGGATCATCTTGGTACATAACTGGTGGTCTAAGCGCAGTAACGGTTAACTAAAGGAATATAAATATGGCCGCAATTATTACAAATACATTTAAACAGCAATTAATACAAAATGTATATCAAGAAGTATATTTTCCAGATTCTTCTTCTTCACACAAATACTATATTGGAATAGGTAAATCTGAACAATGGGATAGTAATGAAGCTGTTGTAAATCCAGCAAATACACCTAGAGATATTAGAAATTTAAGAGCAGGATTACAGTCTATAAAAGCTGCAAATAATTTGTCTTTTGTTATTCCCAGATATAATTGGACTTCTGGTTCTATATATCAAGGGTATGACGATAATTTTAATGCAATACCTAGTAATAGTTACTATGTATTGACAGAAGATAATCAAGTCTTCATATGTTTACAACAAGGTAGAGGGAATAATGGTACAATTAATACTTCTACAGTAAAACCATCAAAACCAGCGAGTTTATCTACAATACCTTTTAAAACGAGTGATGGATATATATGGAAATTTTTATACTCTGTTGGTAGTATTCGAGCACAAGCATACTTATCTGCTAATTTTGTTCCTGTAGAAAAAATATTAGATTCTACCACATTAGGAAGATCTTTAACTCTTGTTGAAGAAGAACAAGTTTTAATTCAAGATGCAAGCGTTTTTGGACAAATTATAGGTGTTACCGTTGTTAATGGCGGAACTGGATATACAAGCGCGCCTACAGTGACAATTAATGGAGACGGTGTAAGAGCAGCTGCTACTGCGCACGTGAATGGTGGAGCAATTGTTAAGATAGAATTAGATTCAAGTACTGATAGTACAATGGCTATGGGTCAAGGTTATAATTTTGCAAGTGTAACTTTTAATGGTGGAGGTGGCGCTGGTGCAAGTGCCCGGACAATTTTAGGAACAGATAGCGGTATAGGATCAGATCCTAGAATTGACCTTAGATCTACATCAATGATGTTTAA